GTACATGGCAAGGGTTGACCGGAACATATCTCGGTTTTCTTCTGTGTCTGTGGTGAGTGTGCCTTGGAGTCCATTGTGTATAAAGTGCCAGTAAAGGTCTAAAGCCAAAGAGATTGTAGTAATGCCAAGCTGCCGCCCTTTTAGGATCACAAAGAAGTGGATGTCTTCAGCCAGTCCTCTTGTGATCTCATCCATCACATACGTTTGTGTGCCTAGCAGCACATCCATCTTCTTCAAGCCCTGCTCTTTGGTTTCAATCTTTAACTGTGAGCAAAACTTGTAAAACTGCGCGAGATTAAATTTCATGCCATTAGCATTTCATATTTATAGTAATCAGAAAATAAATCAAACACTGTCTGCTCTCCTTGGATGCCTTCCATCTGCTCCTTAGTTAGCTTCCACAACACTTTGTCATTATCAAGAAGTTGCCTGAATCTTGCGTGATGACCAAACACCTTGGTCAAGTCCATGCCATCATGAAATGGCCCCAAGTGTTCAAAAGAAAAGTATTTAGAAAGTTCATCAGGACAGAACTGAATACCAACATTCTCTAGCGCAGGACGCATAAAGCAGCAGACCTGAACGTCTTCATTCATCAACATGGGTTCGGTCTGGTAGTTACGCATGATGCCGTACTTAGAAGGCGCTTCTAGCATGGCCTTACTACGCAGACTAAAGCCGCCGTTCTGAACTACTCTGACATCTGACTCGCCCCACCAGGTGTACATGATCTTGTACTGACCATAAGACGTTAAGGCTGCGTGTGTCAGCCCACCCACATAGTCGTAGGTCAGCCATTCATCTCGCCAGTTATCAGGGTTAAGCGCCCAACCGTCATGCTGCACGATCAAGGCATACGGCGTATCAATGTAGTGATGCAACCCATACAGCACAAACTCAGAATAGGCATGGTAGTCAAGACTATGTGCAGTCAGCTTCTGCGGAACGTCTGCATCTACCGCCACATTGGTAATCAGCAACTGCTTGCTGCCAGGCAGTGCTGCCGCAGTCTTCTTTAAGGCTGGCAGGGCTATCCGTCCTCGCCCATCGCCATAAATGGCAACGACCGTAATATCAGAATACTTATCGTTTGCCACCACGACGCTCCTTATCAAACTCACCTAAGTTCCAGTTAGCAATGCGATACATTGCCTCTTTGTTCCTTGCTACCCGCAATAGTTCTCTTGCGATCTCAGGCTTGTAGACCTCATTCCAAGTCTTCACTAACTCCCGCCTCTCTTTAGGCGTGTAAGCGTGTGACGCCCTTCTCATCTCATTTCTGAGAACCGTTCTGGATAGCAATAACTCCTCTCGGTACTTCTCCTCAGGCGTAGGCTGATCCATTCACCACCCTTTTAATTCTCGACAACTCTGACAAGCACTCTGCCAGCAGCTTTGCCGACCTGTCCTGCTGCCGACGTAACTCCATAATCAACTCAGCCTGATTCATCTGGTGTACAGCACCCCAGTAATCATCCTGGGCCATGTCCACATAGTCCTCCCTTAGTTCCACTACCTTCATGTCACCCTCCATACCCTAATACCATCCCCTTCTTTCCTTGCGGAAAACCGCCACCCCAACTTCTTACTAGCCCTCCAGTTGGCGTTCAGCACAACCTGCATCCCTAACCCCACCACAAAAAAGCTGTCACCCACTTCCATCTCTCCATGCGGATACCGACTCTCCAACTTAGGCGGCATCACAACCCCTCTCTCAACCATAATCTCCATACCACCCTCACTATACATACCTAACCTCCCTATCACCACATAATCATGATAGGCCAAAAAAAAGCCCCTGACAACCAGGGGCGAACTCTCACCACGAGAGGAGCTTCAGCGAAGAAGCCTAGGGAATCAATACGCCCCGTCTTTCCGAGGTGTCAGTTGGTTCTATCCTTGACGCCGATTGATCGGGTCTCCAACACAACAAAGAATAACAAAAAACAGAAAAAACTTTTGGGGGGAGCTGGTTGGGGGGCACGCCAAACCACCCCCACCTCGACCATTCCAGTTCCCAAATAAACAACCTTGCCAGATTGACAGTTACCAAACCTTACCAGACCATAATCAGACCATGATCAATAGCATACGCATATTAAATACCTGGCATCGATAGCTTTACCCTGCCCCGATAGGAAAATGACAATGCTAGAGAGCGTGTTGTCATACTGTCATCTTACCTTTTCCGCAACATACTGACCATATTACATATAAGACAATTACCTATAAGCTATATATATATAGTAACTATATAATGCGACTATCAGATATCGTTTCCTGATAGAAATATATCATTGAATATTAGGTTGAATAATCACGATCATAATCATATAATGGTTTTCAGCAGCACTTGATTAATTCCTTAACGGAGATTCGAAAATGAAATTACTCGAAAGTTTAGCCGGTACAGTCTTATTTCTTGGCGCTGTTTATGTTGTTGCTACTATCTTCCTAGCATTTGGCTACTACGCTTTAAAAGCTTTAGGCCTGTAATCAATAGGGGAGTTCGCTCCCCATCTTTCCTACTCAGGAGATTAGACAAATGAATATCTATCAAGAAATCACAGATTCAATCAGTTATGACGTACCAGTATGGGGAACCTATAAGCAATGGGCAGACAAGGGCGCTCAGGTTAAAAAGGGTGAAAAGGGTACAAAGATTGTATTTTGGTCTCAGGCCAAATCAACCAATCCAGAAGGCGAGGAAAAAGCTTACGCATTCGCAAAAGCTTACTTCGTGTTTAATGTTTCGCAAGTAGATGATTTCCCTATCATCCCTTCAGGCGATATTCCGAATGACAATGCCAAGATTGAAGCTTGCGAAAAGCGAATCGCAGCAACTGGTGCGCGTATTGTGCATGGTGGCGATACCGCTTGTTTCATTCCTAGCAGTGACGTTATCAGAATGCCTGAACTAGGAACTTTTCAGAGTTCCGAGCATTACTATGCGACTGCATTTCATGAGCTAACACATTGGACTAGCGAAAAATCACGCTGTGATCGGGATTTATCCAAGGGTAGATTCGGCAATGCTGATTACGCATTCGAGGAATTAGTTGCTGAATTAGGCGCTGCATTCCTCTGTCAGCATCATCAAATCAAGGGTGATTTGCGCCATGCTGGTTACATTCAATCATGGCTAAAAGCATTAAAGAATGACAACAAAGCTATCTTCAAAGCTTCAGGCCTAGCGCAACAAGCTACCGATTTTTTGATGAATTGCGGTCAACAGGCCGAGGAATTGATAGCAGCATAAAGCCCGACTCTAAGCCTTTAATCGGGCTTAGGGGCGTGTTTTACGCCGATTCCTAAATGGAGATAAGACAATGAGCAAAATAGACCATGCGCGGATTCTGAATGCGTATCTTTCAAGATTGACACTTGCTGATATGAATGCCGTTTATAACGCGAATCAGGCTTGGGTTTACGCGGCTATGAATGACAGTCATTCCTCGTTAATGCAGTGTCGATCAGGCTTTTATACCGCCGTTTCCAATGCGGTAAACAATCTGATTCAACATGATATTGCATACATTGAACAAGTTATCAGCGAGGAATCAGACCATGCAAACCTTACTTGAAATGCTAGGTGGCTTTGTTGCTTTCTTATTCCTTTGGGCATTCCTTTTCGTTTTACTATCATTTTGATGGAGATTAGATATGAAAAAACCTATTTTCAACCATAGAGAAATTATAGGTTATGCAAGCAGTTTAAAGCAGGCCGAGAAAGTAATCCGCAGTCAATTGCAAGCAATACCGGACGGTTTCCAGGTAATTGTTAAAGAGCGATCAGAACTAATGCGCGATATGCTGAACTCTCCACCTGGTTACGTTTACAGCATCAAAATGGTTTAAACATGGATAGAAATACTATTCTTGCAATTATTTGTTTGCTAATACCACCAGGCAGCATTTTTCTTTTAATTTGGTTATTTGGTTCCAAAAATGAAACATAACTTCAAACCGTTTTAAGACGTTTTTCTATCAAGGGTTGCCAGGATATCGGTAACCCTATTTTTTCGGCCTGTAGGCCGTTTTAGGGGAATTAGACAATGCAGAAAATTTTCTACCAGATTCGGGAATATAAAACTCCGGTTGCCTATAGCACGCCATTAGGTCAAAAGCTTAGACCACGTTGGCGCTGTATCAAATTGATTGCCAGGCTAACCCTGGCAGGCCACCGAGATATCGTTATGGTTCCGTTTTCAGTGAATTGCAAATAGGGCCGTTTTAAGGCCTTTTTAAGGGTAAGTGATATCCTAGCTTACCCTTTTTCGTTTTCTCGCCGCTATGGGGCTCTAATCGAGTCCTAGAGGCATTGTCATCAGGAGGTTGTTATGTCACCAGCTAAAAAACTGGCATTAGTCAAAAATTCTCCCGCGCGCGCATCCGCACCTAAGAGCGAGTCATCAGAACCGTTGACCATTTTGGACAACAAATTCAAATGGACACCACCAGGAACCGATATCAGAGAACGGTTCAAAGCTATGGGATGGAAACCCCCAAAGCCCAAACGCCCCACTTTTGGCAAATAAGCAACACCCCGTATATATGTTATATAACGACAGACGTTTTAACGTCTGTAGTACTAACACCTATACCATGTAGTTAAGGTTCAAAGCATTACATGGTTGAAATAATATAAGGCGTCTTATCTACGATCGTCTTATCTACGATCGTCAGGAATACGACAGTATTCCTACTATATTTCGGGTTTTATTATATTACTTCCTAACTATATCTGTCTTTCAATTATATTGTATGAATACATAACATATATAGCAGGAAGTATGCCAGAACATAGACTATTGACATGGAGGAAACGATAGAAATTACTCATTGTTAAAGTTAATTGTGGTACTGTAATGTCCGGTTGTGCAATTTTGCACAGCGATTAGACCTTAAAGGGGATTAGTTATGACGTATCTGAAAGACATCAAACTCTGTATCGATTGTGCATTTTTCGGTACACCACACGGTCAGAAAGACCGCTGTATCAATCCAGAAGTTACCGAGATCAGCATGGTAACTGGCAAGGAAGACTACCCTTATTGCTTTGCCCAACGTCAGTCCTACCGTTTTGGTGACTGCGGTGAGTCTGCGCGTTTCTTTGTCCTGAACGAAGAAATGTCTATTGAACGCGAAAAGAAGCAAAAGGAACTAGATGAAGTCATGCGTGACTGTCCGTTTTAAGGGGATGCTATGACCAGAGATGACATTGTTAAATGGGCGGCAGAAGCTGGAATCATGCCGCCAGATTGGGGCGCGACTGAGAACCAGTGGAGAAGCCTCCATGCGTTTGCTGAACTTGCTGCGGCTTATGAACGTGAGGAATGCGCGAAAGTGTGTGCTGCTCGTGATTCTTTTTATTGTGCTTTTTCTATCCGTGAAAGGGGTGCGCCATGACACCAAAAGAAATCAACGAATTAAAGAAACTGCACAACCAATACCAAGAAGAAGGCCGAAAAGTCTACGCTTTAGTGATGGATTTACATGAGAAATGCATGAACTTGCAAAAAGAGATTCAAGAGGCCGAAGGTGACGAATACGACCCAATACCCCTGATTTTTGGTGCGGGGTTCTGGATTGACCCAGATTTGTGAGGTGCGCCGTGACCAATGAAATAGCCAAACTACCCTGGTCGCTCACCTGTGACATTGCCTGTCGAGCAATGCTGTTAAACATTACTTTTGAGCAAGCAGTCCAGATAGCTATCCGTCAATACTTAGAAGTTACTAAAGGGGAAACCAATGACAAGTCCTAATCAAGATGATTTTTCGCCAGAGATTCGACGCTCTGCCTGGTGGTCAGGTGACAGCCGTAAAGCCGCTAATGGTCGCGCTGCTGACGTGATCCTAGAAAAGCTAGGCAAGAAGGAAGCGCCTGATCTGAGTGGCATTGAAGCTGTGCAAATGGGCAAAGTGATGGAACCTACGATTGCCAGACTATTCCAGGACAAGCACAAGATCGAACTCAAGGACGCTGACTATGCACTGTCACATCAAGATGAACCATGGCTACGCTCTCACTTTGATTACATCAGTGCAGATGGACGAACGCTCGTTGAATGCAAAAATTACAACGCTGGCGTTATGTCTAAGTTCGACGAAGAAACAGGTGTGGTTCCTGCTGCTGATATGGCACAGCTCATCCATGAGGCTGCCGTACATAACGTCAGCGAGATATACCTTGCAGTCCTGTTTGGTGGGCAAGCATT